CTCAAAAACGTGACCCACAAAGTCTCAGGAAATTCACGGTTAAGGTCATCAATGTGTTTAAGCTTTCGCCTAAGCCCTGCGCCAGCGATTTTGATTTTTGTTTTAATGAACGTGCCTTGTACCCCTGAAAATCTTAACGTCTGGGTCAGCTACAAACCGGAGCTTGGCGTTGGTCCAAGGCTTTTCATGGGGCGAGTGTCCCCCGCAGGCGTAACATTTGTCATGCTCGCTCACGCCTTTGGAGATGCCTGCAAAAAATATTCTGGCATCTCCAAATACCAGCGGGTCGGTGTGTTCAGACACCAACAGAAACTGTCCATCGCCTATCTTTTCCTGTTGTCTGCACAGGACATTAATAACAATCGCGGGCTTCTTCATGTTGTATATTCGGTCTACGACTATCCTGATAGAGTACGTTTCCTCCATGTTGTTTTTGTCAAGCTTGCGGCCCAAGTAGATCGACTGACCAGCCTTGCGGGCTAGAACCAGACCAGATTTTGTTTTAGCGGTATCCATTGTTAGTTCCTCTTTTTATTAATCGCGCTGTCCAGCCTGCTGTTGTTTTTAACTGGCGGTTAAACCAGCGCCTGACAATGTAATTGCGGGCGAAGCTGAGTGCCGTGAAGATCAGCGTGATGCCAATCGCTTGCGACTGGACATACGGGATGTCGTACAGGTCAGCTACAAACGGCCAAGCCGAGTAGCTCACAATGACGCCAATCACCATGTTCAATGTGACCTCAATCGCAGATTCCATTTTGCTTTGATCTGAAATCAACAGTCGTGGTCCTCGCCCCATTCGCTCATGTGCTTCTCAATTTCCTGCAAAATCCTGTCCTCATCATCAGCCTGAAGGTTTATCTGCCCTCCGTCCGCCGTTGTCACATCTGTGATAATATATTCGCCAGCGTAGCCAACGTCAGGATCAGGTGCATCAATATCAAACATCACGTTGATGTCTACTTCTTGAGGATAGAGTCCTCCGGTATCCACAAACGACATAATCGAACTGCTAGTTGGTCTTCTCATTAAGCGGGGCAATCTCATTGTTCCGCCTTAAAAATAGGACGATCATCACCATCAGGATAATGTCTAGCGAAGTACTGAAGCATTATGACGTTGCAATAAACATGATTCAGATGTGACTCACCGCTTTCAGGGTCCAGTGCTTCGCCTTCCAGCATGGCTAGAACGTGTCGCAGCGCACAGCCCAGCGGGACGCTCCATCGCATTCCCTTCGCCCAGTTCCACTCCGCATACTTTGTTGCGCCGTAGGAAAATACGTCTACGGCACCGCCCAGCTCCACGCCAACCATCATCTGGTCCAGCATGGCGGTCTCTCCCTCCTGCCAGCGTTGCAATCCATACAACATCTCTGTGATCTCAATCCCCTGCGGGTGATTCAAAATGTCATGACGCCAGTTGTTCCGCCAGACAGAGACAGGGATGAGGTCTAGGGGTTGCTTATACCCGTTGTCGCGAGCGCCACTGCCCTTCTCATCACTGCTTAGGTCGCCAACCGCCATGTTCCATTTGGCAGACATTGTGTCGCTATACGCCATTCAACTCTCCAACTCAGAACGGGATGTCATCTTCAAACTCATCACCGGCTTCGGCGATGGGCGCAGTAGGGGCTGTAGCCGCTCCGCCACCCTGCTTTTTAGGAATCCAGTATTCAAGGTTTACCTGTTTAAGCTGACCGTCATCTCCAGCCTGCTTAATAGCCTCAAGATTGTAGCGAATGATGCCTGTTTCGCTGCCGCTTACCGCCGCCTGTAGAGCATCAACAACCGATTGGTCAATCTTAATAAAGCCGTCCAGAAAAGGTACTGCCGCCCGCTGCTCAGCCTGACTGCGGTCAGTGAACCAGCTAAACTGCTGCTTACGCTCCAGCCACTCTTTCTTTTTTTCTGTTGGCGTTGGATACAGTCGGCCTTTTCCTGCGGTAAGACTGTCAAATGCGTTATGTTTTTGCATGTCATTGTTCCTCGTAGGTAACTTTGATAGATCGGGTGTTGCTCGTTTTGTAAAAGGACGCGATGTCCAGTTCTTTTGCTAACAACTCTGGCTCACCGCCAAGAGACTCAAAAGCTTTTTTGTAATCCACCGATGGCTTGCGGTTGATCATCTGAATTTTTGTCGAGCCGTCGGTGACTGAGTGACCGTAGTGATCCACAATGCTTTTTTTCAGCTCATCTACCTGTGTCGAAATGGACAGCAGTTCCTCTAAAACGTGTTCGTTTTCAAACTCTAGCTCAGCCTTTCTAGACATCAGCTCTGAGATCCTCGCCACGCCAGCGTCTTCCACAAAGGTGTATGCAGCCTCCGGCTCACCACAGTGCTTATTCCTCCGGTCAGGGTCGTTGAACTCCGCCATAATAAAAACGTGCCAAGCCGTGTAGAGGTCGATGCGCGGGACGGTTCCTTTGACCGGCACAGGCAGCAGTCTGGCTGGCAGCATTTCATGCAGCCAATTTGGATTGCGATAGAGCCGCTCAATGTTTGTTTTTGGCTTTGAGGTAGGTGATGGGGACAGGTAGACAACAAAGTCCAGCCACTCCAAATCGCAAACCTCCATGACCATATTGCACTGCTGCAAATACATCGCTTTTTTGGGATCAAAAACGGAGTAGGGCTTTTTGGTGTACTGCGGGAACGGACACTTGATTTCTATCCCTCCGTCTAATCCAATCAGCCCATCGGGGCTGGCTCCCATAAAATCGTAGGTCTGGTGATTGACGAAATCGGTTTCATCCACTGTCACACCAAAATTCTGCTCGTACCACTCCTGTGCAAAAGACTCCATCATGGACCCATGCTCTACCGCTGGAACCATGACAAACTCAGACGGCTCGCCTGCTAGTTCACGCACCATTCGGCGCACCAGATCTTTAGGTGTGGTGTAGGCGTTAACGCCCTCTAAGACCCCCACCGCCGTTCCGCCGAGCTTCCCTACTCTCTGGGCCAGCCATTCTGCGCTTCCCTGCGCGACAGCGCTCAAGCTGTCCACCCATTAGCTTCGCATAGCTTTGCCCACATGGCCTCCACCCCATCGACAGGCTTCTTCCGGTTTTTCAGCGCCCCCAGCAGTTTTTTCTTGCCCGCCACAGCCTCTGGCCTCGTCTTTTTTGCAGTACAGTGCTTGGCGAAGTACTCTTCTTCAGAGATATAGTTGGCCTTTTTCTTAGGCGCAGTGACTGGGGCTGTCTCGGCTTTCTCGCCGTTATTCTGAAAGCTATCGGGGTCATGCCAAAGCAAAAACCCTAGCCCGAACTCGCCTGCGGCCTTAACGCGGCATCGTTGTTTCGCGTTGGCAATCAGCGCTGCATGGGGGTGGGCCAAAGCTTCGTCCCCCTCTGCCACCGGCAGTGATGTAATGATCGTATGGTCGCCAATGGTCATGGTGCATCGAACTTCGCAAGACCCTCCCTCGTAGTAGTGCGCCTCGCGCATGTGGTGATCCTCAGAGAAGGACCAGCTGTACTCAGGAAAATGTTCCATCATCAGAACGTGCATAGTGGCCCAAGGAAGATAGGGCATGTTTTCCACACCGCGACCCGTTGATTTAAACCCAAGGAACTTAACGTGTTGAGAAACGTCTACCCCGAAAAGCGTGTTCCAGATTTCTTTTCTTGTTATTGACATATAATACCTCGCCTTTAAGTGACAATACGAACGATATCACAGTTAAATGTAGTATCCTAATCAATGTAGCTATTTAATAATCTAGAACGATAGTATGTGCTTTAAAACACTACAGGTGTCGTGGCGACCGGACAGTCAGGCAAAAAAAAGCCCGCACTTGGCGGGCAGGATGCTGTTAGCAAAAGATTAGTCCTCGTTGCTGTCTCTTAATAACATCGCGAGCTGAGTTAGTCTCTCAATCCCGCGCTGGCTGTCGTTGTACACATCTGACAGCAGCACCAGCTCTTGTCGATGGCTTAACCGTGCGCCTGCTAGTGTGATAGCGTCCGACAGCTCTCGGTCTGCTGCAATCAGCCGGTTGGCATCAATGCCGCCGCGAGGGCGACCGATTCCGCTGGTCCAATAGTATGGGCAAACATCAAACGCATCACAGAACTGAAAAAGGACCACTGGATCGCGAGGCATAGAACCCCTTATCCAAG